TCAGCACGCGGGCTCGTCGTCGAACAGGGGCAAGCCTTGCTGGGCGCGGCGGGTCAGGCGGCGCAAGTGCTGCTCCCATTGCGGCGTCCAGTTGCGCCGCTTGACGTACAGCACGCGGATGTTGGGAATGCTGGCGCAGCGCGGGCACAGGCCCAGGCCGTTGGCCGCGGGCGCGCGCTCGCAGTGCAGGCAGGTCGGCAACTCGAAGCTCGGCATGGCAGGCGGGGGTCCGAAGAGTGCGGCAAGGACACTGTTATCATAGGCAGCTAAAGAGGAAAATCAAGAGGGTTTTTGACTGTCAATGCCTGCCACGTCCCGCCAATTTCCCTGCGAGCAAGGCGCGCACGTCGGGATAGTCGCCGAGGTACTCCAGCAGCACTGCGATGCATTCCTGTACGGCACGGTCGGCGAGGGAGACTTGTGGGGAGCTGCCATCGCCGGGACGCGGACGGGCTGGGCCGGTCCAGCCGGGGGCGTCGGCGGTTTCCTTACCGGGGCCGGACTTGAGCCAATCGAGGGGCCGCTCTTCAAGCATGGCCACCTCGGCCTTGAGGCGCGCCTGGGCGTGCGCTTGCAGCACGTCGTGGCGGAAGTCGCGGTACACCGCCCGCCCGGCCGGTAGGGCGCCGCGCCGCAGCCAGTCGTCGAAGACGGCGCGCGGGATGCCGGCTGCCTCGGCGGCAACGTGGGGATAGCCGCCGGCGCGCACGTAGGAGACGATCAGGTGCGCCACCGCGGCCGTCAGGACGTAGCGGCTGCGGGCCATGCGTTCGCGTCAGGCACCCAGCAGGGCGCGGGCCAGGAAGGAAGGCAGGGCCGGCCCGACGTACTCGAAGCCGGCCGTCAGGCACGTCGTGGCGTGCAGCAATTTCCGCAAGCGGCGCTCACGGCCGGCGGCCAGCGACGGCGGCCGGTGCATGCGCCACAAGGGCGAGCGCTGGCGGGCGCGCATCATCGCCGGGTGCGTGGTGGTGCTGGTGGCCCGGAAGCCCAGCCCCTTCCACATCGAGGCGACCGCGGCGGAGACGGCGTTGCCGACGCCGATGCCCTGGAAGTCGGGCAATGTGACAGTGCGGTGCTCGCGGCGCGTCGGGGGGCCGGCGCCGACGAAGGGCAGCCAGGCCGAGAAGCACACCGGCCGACCGGACCACTCAGCCAAAAAGCACACTGCCGAGCGGTTGAGCGCGCCGCTCAGATAGTGATGCGGAGCGAAAAGCGCCCAGCGGTCGGTGCCGCAGCGGGACAGGCGGAGGCCGACGCGCGGCCGGGGTTGAAGACACCTCCAGGTGAATCGACCTTCCGCCGGCTCGTAAACCCAATCAGGCTGAAGCCAGTCGATGACGTCGGCATGACAGGTGATCGCCACGAAGCGCAGATCGTGTTGCCGCACTGCCCGCGCCACAGCCGCACTGCCGACCCGGGCAACGGTGCGGTCCACCACGGAGGTGTACTCGTCCACCACGATCAATCCACGCTGATCCGCCGGCACGGCCAGGGCCTCGGCGAGCAACCGGGCCAGCGTGACGCGGAACTGCTGGCCGGTGCTCAGCACATGGAAAGGCCGCAGCCATGCCGGCGGCGACGAGAAGCCCACACTCGACAGCAGGGCCGCCACCTCCTTGACGGACAGCGTTTCGGGGAAGCCGTCGAGGATGGTATGGTCGCGCGGCCAGGCCAGGGTGGCGGCGTGTTCGGTCTGGCGCGGCCAGAGGCTTCGAGCGATGGTGCTCTTGCCGCAGCCGGACGGGCCAGTGACGAGGCCGATGTGCCAGGCCCGCTCCTCGACGGGCAGCGTGACGGTCCAGCTCAGGCGCGAGGTTTTGCACTCGGGCAGGTCGAAAAGGCCGCGGACCTGAGAGACGCGCGGCGTCTCGACAACGCCGGATTCGACGGTGACGGTGGCGTGCATGGCGGTCAGCTCACGAGGGCCTTACAGGTCAGCCCCTCCTGGCGGAAGCGGGCCAGCAAGGCGGTCTGGGTCGGCTCGTCGGGACACTCGACGAGGATGAGGAATTGCTCAGGGGCGATGGGCACCTGCGGCGCCGGCGGCGGCTTGTCCAGCGTTTCGCGGACGGCGGCACCGGTGCGGCCAACGGCGTCCCAGAGGTTGGCCAGGGCGTCCGAGTCGGTGTGCGTCAGGGTGCGGAGGCGGTCGAGTACCACCGGGTCGTTCTCGGCGAGCTGGGCCAGCGGGTCAATGCTCAGAAGCAAGGCGCGGGCCTCGGCGTCATCGACGTCGAGCACCTCGACGTCCACGAGCATGTCGGGGTCCATGTCGCGGCGCAAGTGGCCGTCGATCAACTTCAGCCGGCCGTCGGGCAATTCGTAGGCCAGCAGCGAGCGCGCGAAGCCAACCTCCTGGTACAGCGCGGCCAGGGCCTGGCGCTGCACCTGGGGGTGGACGCGGGGGTTGAGTTCATGCGGCACCAGGTCGCCGGCGCGAATGCGCACGTGGGCCTTGATGCGGTTGCGGACGGTGGGTGGGTTCATGACGGGAAGCGAAACAGGTAAAGGTCCTCGGTGCCGCCGCAGGCGGCGCGGGGCAGCACGCGGACGGCACGGAAGCGGTTGGAACGCAGGAAAAGCTGCGCGGCGAGGTTGGATTCGTTGACGCCGGCGCAGACGTCAATGCCTTCTTCGGTGGGTGTGTGGTCGATGACCCAGCGGAGCAAGCGGGAGCCGACGCCGCGGCGGCGGTGGGTGGGGTGTACGGCGACCTGGCAGACGCGCACCTCGGGCCCGGCGGCATCGAAGTGCAGGAGCAAATAGCCGACGATGTGGCCGCGCGCATCGAGGGCGACGAGGCCGGCGCAAGCCGGGTTGTCCAGGAAGCAGTGGAGCATCCCCGGCGGCCCGACGTTGCCGCCGAAGCAGCGGCGCTCCAGCCGGCGCACGGCCGGGGCGTCGGCGGGACTCATGCGGTTGAGGCGGACGACGGTCACGGCTGGCTCAGGGTAGAAAAACAGATTCCGGCAGGGGAAAAACGCCTCGCTTGCCGATGACACTCACCGGCGCGGCCAACGGCCGGGGGTCGCGCAGCTGCCAGGCCCAGCGGGCGGGGCGGAAATCGCCCAGGGCCTGCTCCTGCTCGCCGATGGCTGCCAGCTCGAGGTCCTCGACGCGGCAGCATTCGACGACCTCGACGCTGCCCAGCACGACGCCCAGCGGCAGTGCGTCGAGGTCGTCGAAGCCGGCCTGGCGCAGCAGGGCGCGGAAGGGTTCGGTTCGGCACAGGGCGCGGGCCGCGTTGGGGAAGCGGCGACCGGCCTGGACGGCCAGCCTGCCGCGGTAGGCCGTCCGCCAGCCGCGGGTCTCGAAGTGCTTGGCCCCTGCCAGGATGAGCGTGGCCCACGGCTGGAGCACGGAAACACAGTACGTTACGGACATAAAGTGCCTCTCTCGGTGGTTGGGTGGCGTTACGGCTTGGTTGGCGGGGGCGCGGCGGCGGCCTGGAACTCGTCGAGCAGGTCGCGCAGCAGGCTGTGGGCCTGGCCCTCCTTGCGGCGGGCCAGCAGCTTCTCGACCAGGGTCAGGACTTCCGGCGAGACGCCGAGGCTGGCGTGGCGGGCGTACCAGCCCAGGCCGGCCCCCAGCAGGGCGAACAGCAGGTGCAGCAACTCAGGTCCAAAAGTGTTCATGATTTCCTCCGAAAAGCGAAGAGCACCACGACGGCGATCACCACCGCCGCCGGGATGCTCCAGGGAACCCCGGCCAGCAGGCTCGGCCGCCGGCGGTCGGGGTCGCGGTCGGGCCGGTAGTTGGGGTCGATGCGGCGCAGCGCCTCGGCCAGCGCCTCGGCCCCGCCGCGGTAGTCGTCCTGGCGGTGCAGCACCGTGCCGTCGGCCGCCTGCACGTACACCGTCGGCCGGCCGCCGGCGTGGAAGCCCTGGCGCGTCACCGCCCAGTGCGCCGGGTCATAACCCTGCACCGCCAGGCGGTCCTGCCAGGGCCGCAGCGCCGGGTGGGTCTTCAGGTCGCGCAGCACCGGCTCGCGGTCGGCCGGCTCGCCGATGACGGTCAGGTGCCAGCGGCGCGGGTCGTCGGGGATGCGCGGGTCGTTCTCGGCAAGGACGCGGTGAGCGTCGGTGCGGCTGACCTCGCGGCCGTTGAGGTAAAAGTGTTCGCCCGCCTGAATCCGGCCGGGCACCAGGCCGAAGTTGCGGGCCGGCGGCGGCACTGGAGGCCCGCAGCGCGGCCCCCACTTGCCGGTGCGCGGGTCGAGCGGGCGGAAGTAGTCCTCCACCAGGTGGTAAGCGCCGACCTGCACGCCGTCGAGCCACAGCGACACCTGGGCCGGCTCATCGGCGAACGGCCGCCATTCATACCCGGCGGCTGCCGGCGCCGTGCCCAGCAGTACGAGGGCCAAGGTAAAAAGAAGCGTTCGCACGTCTTGTACCTCCTCATAGGTTCAGCCGTTGCGCGGCGGCGGGGGTGGGCCGGGGTTGAGGGGGATGACCGCCCAGCCGCTCTTGCCGCCGGTGTAGCTGCGGCGAAATTCCTCGGCGGACATCCACTCGTAGGTCTGCGGGAAGTTGTTGTCCAGCACGACGAACCAGCGATCACCGGCCGCGACCAGCGACACCATGTGGGCGATGCGCTGGCCGCCGTAGCGGCCGGTGGGGCTGTACGAGTAGGTGACGCCGGGCATGCGGCCGCTGCGGCAGGCGGCCTTGAGCACCTCCAGGTCGGTGCCCTCGACCTGGAGATAGGCTGGTCGGGGCAGGCTCTTGTCGCGACAATACTCCTCGATGACGCGATCGACCTTGTCGGGGTAGCCGCCGCCGGGGCGGTGCGACATCCACTCGAACAGGCCGGCGAAGACGGGGTCATTTTGCCACGAACCGGAGTGGCACAGGCTGGCGAAGACGCACAGGCCGGCGCCGTCGCTGCCGCCGCGGTTGCGGACGTGCAAGTCGGGCGGCAGGTCGCAGTCGATCTCGGTGCCGTCGATGTGGCGCGGCCCGTTGACCAGCGCCGCCGGCGGGCCGGCGGGGTTCACGAAGCGCGCCCACCGCGGCCGGGGGCAGGGTCCCGGGCCGGGGCAGGGACGCGGCGGATCCGGCAGGACGGGGCTGGGCGCAGGCGGCGGCTCAGGAGGCGGCTGGGCATCTCGAAGCACGTCCAGAACGGCCGCCGCCACCAAGGCGACCAGGACCAACACAACGAGCAGTCGGGCGCGAGGGGCCATGTTCTTCGTCTCCTCTCCTACAAGGCGGTTGTCGGCCAGCCGGTCGGCTGGAAGCGATCCAGGTAACAGCGCAGGTAGGCGGCGGAGGTGCCGGCGCCGACCAATTCCACGAACACGACGTACCACGCCGTCTTCTTCACGCCGCCGGCGTCCAGCTCGATGACCGTGTCGCCCAGGGCGTTGTTGCGGGCCGGGTCGAGCTGCGAGTTGTAGGCGTCGCGGACGTCCGTGCCGGGGTTGAGCAGCAGCCAGTGGGTCCACTTCAGCCAGCTCGCACTGCCGAACCGGCCGTCCTGCACGCGCGGCATCAAATACCCCTGGACCGTGGACCGCAGCGCGCCCAGCGCGTACGGCGAGGCGGCATTGGAGCCGGCGTAGATGCTCACGGTCGCGTTGGGAGTCAGTGTCAATGCCATGTCAGCATTCCGACTGGTAGTCCGGGCAACCCTTGCACACCTCGATGGTGCATTGGCCGTGCAGGCCGCAGCCGCGCAACCATTTGGCCGGGCACAAACAATCGCGCCGGTCGATGACCGGGCCAAGATGCACGCACGGCAGTGAGCTGCGCGGAGGCGGCCCGGCGGCACAGTGGCGGCAGGGAGGGTGGCCCGGCCGGCATTCGCAAGGGCGTGGTGGGGTCATGTCTCGGTGAAGGTAATGGTCAGGCCGCCGCCGTAGCAGCCGTTGTTGGTCGTGGTGAAGGTCATGGCCAGGGGGTTGCACGGCGCGTTGACCAGGTTGCCGCCGATGGCGCTCCAGTTGACGCCGCACGACTGCAAACAGTCCCACGAGCCCAGGCCCGCAGAGCACACCAGCAAGAACGTCGCCCCGATGTCGGAAGGGCAGTTGGCGACCGGCGCGTTGCCGGAGTAGCCGGGGTTGCCGTTGCCGTCCACGTTGGCGAAGTAATTCAGGATGAATTGCGCTCCCTGAAGACAGGTCGAGCCGCCGGTCGTGATGGAGATCCGACCCACGACGGCGATCGGCGCCGTCTGGCCGGCCGGGCAGCACGAGAGGTTTACCCGTGTCCCGGTGCTGCTGGGGTCCGGGCATGTCACGCCATACGAGGGCCGGGCGCGGTCGAGGTAGCAGCGCAGGTAAGCGCTTCCCGTCCCCGCGCCGCGCAGTTGCACCATGACCACGCAGAAGGCGCAGCAGGTGCCCGGCACCGGGTAGTCGTAGACCATCACCGTGTCGCCGGCCGCGGCGGTGAAGGTGTTGAGCTGGGCGTTGTAGGCGCTGCGGACGTCGGTGCCGGCGCGAACGTCGAGGATCGTGGTCCAGTGAATCGGCTGCGCGCCGGCGGGGGTGTAGCCGAAGCGGCCGTTGCGGACGTGCTGGCGCAGCCGGCCGCGCTGAGCGGCCAGCGCCGCCGGGAGGTTGGGCGGCGCGTAGGGGTTGGCCGGGTTGTAGCCCCGGTACACGTCGAAGCTCACGTTCGGAGTCAGCGGCATGCCGGCCATGCTTCACCCCTGGTCGGTACTGACGCTGTGCCGGCGGTACGCCGCCAGCAGCCGGGCGACGCGCACGGGCGGCTCCTCGTTCGCCCCCGGCGGTGGCCGGCCCCAGAGCTGCTCGACCTGCCCGGGAATGGTTTGCCGCAGCAGTCCCGGGTCACGCAGCGTCTGGTAGTAGGCATCCGCCACCCACAGCGCGCACGCCTCCTGCACCGCCTCGGGCACCGTGGCATAGCCGGCCGTGTATTGAACCCTGAAGTTGTTGATGCCCACCGGCCAAACGAGATCTTCCGGATGCAACAACTCCGGATCGGTGTAGGGGATGGCCCGCAGCAGCCAGCCCCTGGGGTCCCATTGATAGCCCTGCAATTCGTAGGTGTGCAGCTTCAGCTCGGCGTTGGTGCCGCGCGCCGTCAGGGCCCCCTGGGACTGCACGCCGTCGCCGAAGGAAGGCGCCACCCACAAATCGGCGCTGGGCCAGAGCCCATAATCGCCCTGCAAACCCGGGCCGCCGGCATCGCCGACGATCTGCGCCGACCAACCGTTGCCCTGGGCGATGACGGCGTTGGCCAGGGCGTTGAGGGTCGGGTAACTGGCGAACGACAGCGTGACGTCGCTTACGTTGGTCACCACCCCGGAGGCCACGCTTTGCAGCTTGATCCCCTGACTGGTCACCTGGACGCGCGCCTGCTGGTTGGTACCCGCGGCGTTGTTGATGACCTTCAGCACGGTTACCGGCCGGTAGCGCACCGCCTGCACGGACTGCACAGGGTACTGCCGCAGCAGCAGACGCCGGTCGCCGTTGCCGTTGTAAAGCTCATCGTAATTTCTCAGCGAAAAGTCGCGCCGGCACCACTTGGCGATGGCGTCCGAATAGGCCGCGATCAGCACACCCAGCAGCGCGTCCTGGCTGTTGTCGGTGATGCCCTGGATGGCCCGCTTGGCCCGCTCCACGTCGATAAGGTTGACGCCGCTCATGGCAGTTTCTCATGGGAACCACGGAACATACGGAACACACGGAAAGAAGAAAGAGATAACCTAGATGGTGTTTTTAGTATTTGTGTCTTTTTTCCGTGTGTTCCGTGTGTTCCGTGGTTTGTTTCTTACGGGGTTACCGGCTGCCGGCAGGTGGCCTCGCCGTGGGCCAGGACGGTGTTGTTGCCCGCGTCGGTACGGCGCACGTCCCAGACGTAATCGCCCACCGCCAGGGCGCCGGTCTGGGCGCGGGTCCAGACCGCCTGGAATTTGCCCCGGCCCGCGTCGGTGATGGTGATCGCCGGGTTGAACTGTACCGTGCCGCCCAGCTTGTCCTTGAGCGTCGAGACGATGGTCCAGCCGGTGACGTCGGTCAGCGGCGTCAGGGTGAAGTACAACGTCAGGTCTTCGCCCTGGAAAAACGGGATGTTGGCTTGCACGCTCACGCCGGCCCCCAGGTAGAAGGTGGTGCGGGCCTCGGCCGCCAGGACGAGTTTGGCACGGGCCGAGGCGGTCAAATTCAGGCGGGTGCCCGCGCTGGCCGCCAGGAGGATCTTGCGTCCCAGGCCGCTCGCCGGCGGTGGGCCGATCTGCCCGCCGCGCGTCTTGAACCGCCGCGCCTTGCGCGGCGGGGCGTTGAACAGGTCGGCCGCCGGCATCCTCCGCGGCCGCCGGCGCGGCAGCGGCGCTGGACCCGTCGCCGGGTCGAGTCCCGTCTTGCGCTTGCGTTTGGCCTTACCCTTGAAGGGGATCGGCCAGACGTACTTGGCCTTGCGGCCCTTGCGCACCACCGGCGCCGGCACCAGGGGCAGGCCGCACACCCGGCCGCGGCGGACCTTGCCCCTCGGCGGCAGCGGCTGGTGCATCCACGTCTTGACGCGCCGGCTCTTGCGGATGATCGGGTTGGCACTGCGATCGTCCAGGGCCAGACAGCCGCGGAACTGCTTGCGGCTCTTGTGCGTCTTCTTGCCCGACATGCCGCTACTCCTCGACGATGAGGCGCACGGCGCACGACGTGGCCGCCTGGGCCGTCACGCGGATGCCGAACCAGGTGCCGCCCTGCACGCCGATCTCGCCGCCGTAGGGCGCCTGCCAGGTGTAGCCCTGCTGCGGATGGACTTCCTCCGTGAAGATGACGTTGAATGTCCCCGACGGCTCGGCCGAGCAGGCGTAGTTGCCGGTCGTCTGCGGGCTCTCCTGGTCGGAGGGGTTGAGCTTGTTGATGACCGCCCCGGTGCCCGTGCCGAGGCTGCCGCCGGTGGCGATGTTGTACACCTCGACGCGGATCGGCTGCGCCGTGTTGGAGGTGCCGATGAAGCTGATCGACCACTCCTTGACCTTGAGGCGCTGGTTGGTCGGCGCCTTGATCACGAGCATGGTCTTGGTGGACGTGCTGAACGCACTCTCGGGGCATTGCACGCCGACGAGTAAACCGGCCATGAGAGGTCTCCTTGGTTACCAGGTGTAAAGGTCGCGCGGCTCCTTGGGCGGCACCCGGGGTTGGCGCCGCCAGGGCCGCGGCGGGTTGGGGTAGCCGCTGAAAGCCGCCAGGATCGAAGCCCAGGCGCCCGAGCTGCTGCTGGTGACGCCCGAGCTGTACGTGCCCGTCGCCGCCACGATGCGCTCCAGCAGGCCGACGTCGATCTGGGCGACCGAGCCGGACTTGTTGTTCTGCTGCGTCACCAGGGTGAAGGAATTCGTCGGGGCACTGAAGCTGGTGGCGGGGTTAGTGCCCTGGTTGGTCTGCAGGAGGACCCCCAGGAGCAGGTCGTTGGCGTAGGTGGTTGTCAGGCTGGCCGTGGTAGGGCTGGAACTGGTGCCCGTGTTCGTCTGGTTGGAGCCGTCCTGGGACGCGATGCCGCTGTACTCGGCGAGGATGATGCTGCTCAGCGCGACGGTGTTGGCGAAGCTCCAGGACTCCGAGCCCGAGCGTGACGGCGCGTTGAAGTAGGCCCACAGCGAGCCGTTGCAGGCCGAGCCGTTGTTGATGGTGGTGCCCAGCTGAGTCCAACCGGCCGGCGGCGTGTAAGCGCCGGGGCTGGCGTCGTGGCCGAGCAGGGCGAACAGGGTGTTGCCCGCGACGGTCGCCTGGCTCCAACTGCACGAGAGCGTGGTGCCGCTGGCGGCAGTGTTGGTGGGCTGTTGGACGCGGGTAATGCCCATGTCAGGCCTCCGTTGCCCAGAGGAACTTGGACAACTTCAGCGGCCGCAGGCCCAACGCCGCCAGGTTGCCGGGTGGGGCGGCGTCGGCCTGGGTGCTCTTGAACTCCAGCACGGCGAAGGGCAAGCATTTGCCGGCATCGGTGTGAACGCCCACGTCGAGGGTCCAGCGGTCCTGGGCGTTCTCCACGGCGTAACGCCGGCAGCAGACCTGCGCCGCCACTTGCAGCGCCCCTGCGCCGGCCAGTTCCTCCAGGCGCGCCGCCAGGTGGGCCGGCAGCAGGGTGTACCAGGTGCTGCTGGGGTAGGGGCCGAGCAGGGATTCCGCGGTGGCCGAACCGACTTCCTGCCGCCACTTTTCCGCCTCTGTCTTGGCGGAAACCGCCCAGACTGCCCCCGTCAAGTCGTTGCCGGCATAGCGGCGCAGCCGCAGCGTCAGGTAACGCTGGCCGCGGCGGCGGGCCTTGCGCAGGTCCAGGCTCAGGGTGTCGAAGTAGGTGGTCCGCAGCGGTTGGCCGGCGAAGGTCGGGTCGAACTCCTCCGTAGGCGCCAGGTGCGGCAGACAGTAGGCCACCGCCGGCACCATTTCGCAGGGCACGGCCCAGGTGGCGACGTTGGATCTCAGGTCCTGTGCGGGCAGGGGTTTCACAGCCAGCTCACCGTGATGTCCGGGGCCGTCCCGGTGGCGATCACCACCGTCAGGCCGGTCAGGAAAGCCACATCGAAATCGAGGGTCACCAGGTTGGCGGTCGGGTCGATCGCGGCGATGACCGTGCCCGAGCCGCTGGTGTTGTCGTAGAGCGTCACCGTGTTGCCGCTGGCGCCCTTGATGTTGATGGTCAGGGTGTGCAACAGGCCCGCGCCCGACTTGATGGTCGTGGTACCGTTGGCGTTCAGGTGCGTGTAGTTGAACGACCCCGAAGGGGTAAGTGCCATGACTGGCCTCCAAGGCGAAAGGGCGGCCGCGCGGGGCGGGATCGGGGAGGGTCGGCCGTCCCGCACCCGCGCGACCCGGGGGCTCAGTTGACCGCCGTTTGCGAGATCACGCTGGCGTCGTTCTTGACGTTGCCCGGCTTGTGGTTGGCCTCGTCGCCGAAGGCGAAGACGGCGAACGGCCAGGTCGGGCTGGTGCCGCCCACGGTGTTCTGGGCCTGCAGGCGGACGTAGCGCTTGCCGGCGCCGAGCTGGTCGGCGCGGATCTCGGTCGTCGCCACCTGCGGGCCCGTCGTGGACGGCGTGACCGAGGTGGCGGTGATCGTGGCGTTGCTGGTCCAGGTCGAGTTGTCGGGGCTCTCCTGGATTTGCAGGACGGTCGTCAGCGTCGGGCTGGTGCCGCCGGCGGTGCCCGTCAGCAGGCAGAAGATGGCGCGGTGGAAGTACTGCATGTCTACCGAGCCGGAGTTGACGTTGCCGGTGGCGCTGACCGTCTGCGGCCCGGCCGGGGCGGTGATGCCCAGGCGCTGGGTCAGGGATTCCATCATCATGGCGAATTCCTCCTCGGGGGGTCTTTCAAGAGGTTAGTTGAGGACCACGAACGGGCTGACCTGCGTCGAGGCGTCCTGCAAGGTGATGGGCTTGTCCAGCCACGGCTGGCCATCAACCCTTTCAACGACCCTCCATGTCATCTGATTTTTCAGGAAGTTGACGTGCTCGCTGGCCGCCACCTCGAGCTGCATGCGGTCGCCGATGACGTACAGCGACGGGTCGAGCAGGCTCAGGTCGCCCTTGCCGCCCAGGGCCGGCAGCTTCTCCGTCGGGTAGGCCGGCCGGCCCAAGAGCGACCAGACCGGCGTCTTGGTGGCACCCTGGTCGATGGAGATGAAGATGGCGCGGTTGGCCCCGTCCTTGAGCTGCAACAGCTGCGGCACCACGCTGGGGCTGAAGGCCCAGATAGCGTTGCCCCACGAGGCCGGCAGCAGCTTGCTCCACATGGTGGCGACGTCGGCGAAGGCCAGCGTCTGCGTGCCCTGGCCGCCGGCCCGGGTCACGGCGATGGCCGCCGGCGCACTGATCATCCCCTGCGGCTTGCCGACGCCGTTGCCCTGCAGGAAGGCGTACTCCTCGAACCAGGCGATCGACCGAGCGAACAGCGTCATCAGGAACTTCTCCAGCCCGATGGTGCTGTCCTGCAAGAGGACATTGGAGCTGACCGAGTAGCCGGACAGCTCCCACGCCTTCAGCTCCATCTGCTTGAACTGCGGCTCGGTTTCGGTGCGCGTCTGCGCTTCCGCGGTCCAGTACATCTGCATGCCGCCGAAGAACGGCGACACGCCGGCGGGCTGCACGGTGGTAACGTCGAGGTAGGGGATCTGCAAGGTCATCGAGGCCATCGGCACCACGAAGGCGCGCGGGCGGATGAAGGTCAGCTCGCTGACGAGCTGCACCAGGCTGGAGAGGAACTCCGGCGGCACCGTGTAGCCGCCGGTGACGCCGGACGACTCGCCCAGGGCGGCCTTGGTCTGCCAGGCGTTGAAGACGCTGCCATAGTGCTTTTCGAGGTAGGTTTTGTCGTTGCGGGCGACGGCCAGCAGGAAGTCGCCGAAGGTCTTCTTGGGGTCACCCTCGCCGCCGGGGCCGAACAGGGCCGGGACGGCGTGCTTGCGGGCGGAACCCTGGGCGTCGGCGAACTGCCGCAGGGCCTGGGTGATGATGCCGTCCAGGCCGCGGGTGAAGCCGGCAAGGGCCGACTCGATGCCGCGGGTGATGACCGGCGTCAGGGGGTCGTCACCGACGGCACGGGCCACGCCGGCGGCGACCAGGGACTGGCCCTCCTCGGCGGCGACGTGCAGGCGCTCGCCGACCGACTTGCCGAGGAAGGGCTTGAGCAATTCGATCCACATGACGGACAATCTCCAGGGGGCGATCGGATGGAATCGGGTTTCACGGCACGGTCCGTCTCCGGGCGCGGCGGCCGGCGGCTTGGGGTCCGCCTGGGGGTCGCGGTCCTGACGGTTTGTGATCGCAGTGCGGCGGGGCCTACACCCGGCCGCGCGCTTTATCCCAGACCTCTTGGGTCACTTTTCGGGCCAGGTCGGGGAAGTCCACCGCGCCCAGGGCCGACTCGACGGCGCGACGGACTTCATCCAGCGGTGTGAACGCAATGGTCTTGCCCGGCGGCGGCGGTCCGGGCAGGGCCGTCTCGATGCCCAGGGCGCGGGCCACTTCCGGGCTCAGGCCGAGAGCGCCCTTGGAGACACTCTCGACAAGGGCCTCCTGGTTGGCGGGCAGGAAGACGCAGGCGTATTCGAGCAGCAGCCACTCGTCGATAACCAGCCCGACGCGGTCGCCCCAGCCGTTCTTGCGCACCTCGTCGTCATCGGGCACATGGACCTTCAGCGGCAGAAAGCCGATGCTCTTGCCACAGAGCAGGCCGGCGCTGACGAGGGCAAAGGCCTGGTCGGGAGGCCAGGCGTCGCCGGCCGGCCAGGCGTCGGGCCGCGGCGGGTACTGCGTCTTGGCCTTGATGCCGATGACGCCGTCGGGCGGGCTGCCGTCCTTGACGCGCTTGCG